TCGCCGCCGGTGTCTTCTCAGATGTAGACCCGTCGAATGTGGTCCTCCTCTGGCAGCATGATCTGACCGCTCCCATCGGCCGGATGACCATCCTCAGAGAAGAAGAAGACGGCGCCTACGGCACCTTCCGCCTCGCCGACACCGACCGGGCCCGGGAAGCCCGCAGCCTCATCGACGACGGGATCATCCGCGGGCTGTCCGTCGGTTTCGAAGAGGGCAAGACGAAGACGCTGCGAGGAGTCCGCACACACACCCAGGCCAGGCTCATGGAAACGAGTCTGGTCACTTTCCCGGCATACCCCACCGCCGGAGTTCTAGCCGTCCGAAAGGAGGACGACATGGAAGAGACCACCCCGGTGCCCGGCGAGCTCATCGAAGGCACCCTCCTCGAGGTCGAAGGCCTCGACCTGGAGCCAATCGAAAGGAAACTCGACGAGCAGGCGGTAGCCCTCCGCGAGGTCCGCAATCAGATCGCCAACATCGTCACCCCCGGCAGCCCGGCCGTCCCGGAACGGACCCTCAGCTCCTACTTCGCCGAAGCGATGCGACAGGTCGCCGACAGGCCGGCGGAGAACCGGGCGCTCGCCGATGTGATCGGCACCGGCACCGGCAACGCCGAAGGGCTCGTCTACTCCCAGTTCGTCTCCGAACTGCTGGGTGCTCTCGACGACAGACGGCCCATGTTCAGTGCGGCGGGGACGGTCGGCTTCCCCTCCAGTGGATACGGCTTGGTCTTCCCGCGGAGGACCCAGTCGACCCTGGTGGCGAAGAGGACCGGGGAGAAGACGGAAGCCGCCTCGAGGGAGCTGACCGTCACCCAGGCCACGTATCCGATGGAATGGTTCGCCGGCGCGGTCGACGTCAGCCTCGAACTGATCTCCCAGTCGGATCCGTCCGTGGTAGAAGTGATCGTCGACGACCTTCAATCCCAGTATGCGATTGTCACCGAAGACGAATTCGTCGCCGACGCTGAAGGGGCTGCCACCGCCACCGGCGACACGTTGGACACGGCCACCTGGAACGCTTTCGTGGCTGACGTCGTCTCCGCCTCACAGGCGATTAGGACCGCGACGGGAGCTCCCGGCGACCGGCTGGCTCTGACCACCGCCTCATGGGTGGCCGTCCTCCAGTTGCTGAACCCGAGTCAACCGGCGATCAGTTTCGGCGCCGGCCCCGAGTTCGTCGACGAATCGGTCAACGTGGGAGGGATCACCGCCTTCCACAGCCCGTATTCGACGGTCGACCTCCAGTTCAACACGACATCGCTGCGGAAATCGGAACAGCCGCCGATGACGGTGACCGCCACCAACGTTGCTCTCATGGGCCGGGACATCGGCATCCTCGGAGCCACCATCTTCCTGCCGCTCTACCCGGCAGGGATCCTCAAGCACGCAGCCGCCGCCTAAGGAGGGCCAGTGACCACAGAACAAGACCCGGACATCATCCCGGAGCCCGAGCCCGAGCCGGAACCCCATCCGGAGCCGGAAGAGGATGAGAACGATGACGGAGACGAGGAGGAGGTTGAAGGCGCACCGGCATGACCCTCCCAGCTCCCACTGACGAATGGCTGGCCCGGCTCGCCCAGACGATCATCTACAAGGCGGCCAGGTTCTTCGTCGCCCTTGAAGCACCATTAGGCATGTGGGGTGAGATGACCGAATTCGGCCAGGCTGTCATTCGCCGGGACTACATGACCGACGAGCTCCTCAAAGGGATGCATCTGCCCGACTGGACCATCGTCGATATCGGCACCCTGGTCACGGTTGAGGATGTGATCCGGGCCGGCCTCCAAGCTGACCCGGCCACATTCCCCACCGCTCGTATACCCGACGTCCAACGGGCATTAGACGCTGCGTTGAGCTGGCTCGACACTGAGATCTACCACCCGTTCGGAGTGGCATGAATGACCGACCCGCAAACCCTCGAAGCTGCCCTAGCCGCAGAATTCGCCGGGGAGGTCCTTTTCACCCCGTCGGTCCCGGCCAACCTGTCACCCCCACAAGTGGTCGTCGTACCCGGCGACCCGTTCCTTTCACCGTCGACGCATGGCGCCGTCGAGGAACAGTGGGAGGTGACCGTCGCCGTCTCGGTCAAAGAGTCAGAGACCGGTATCGACCAGCTCCGGGAACTATCCCTCCGGGTGGCGAGAGTCTGTCAGAGAACAGGAGCAGTCTGGGATCAGGCGGGCGGGCCGCTCGCTTCGACCGTCGCCCAATCCCAAACCGTCATCTCACGGAACACAATCCGTTTCAAGTACATCCCAGCAATAGAGGAGTAGTCATATGACATCCGGTCCCACGTTCATTCCCGGCTATCTCGGCACCGTCCTCCTGAACGCCGACGACATCAGTGCTATCGGATCGGTTGTCACTCTCGGCCAGTCCCGCAACCTGATGACCAAACCCACCTTCGGCAGCGCCTTCGCCCATTCCCTGGGCGGTCAGAAGCTGGGCACGTTCTCCGCTAACGGTCATGTCAGCGCTGAACAGCTCGCCGACCTGCAGACCGCGTTCAATTCGGATGCGCCGATTGCGTTCAGCCTCCAGATCGGTGATGCGGCCGGAGCGACCGACGCCGGCATCTACTCGGGGGATTGTGTCCTCTCCTCCTTCGAGATCACCGCCTCAGCGGATGGGGAATGGGACTGGAGCATCGAAGCGCAGACGTCGGGGGATGTCACCTACGCACCGGCGACACCTTGATGTGGCCTCCCAGATCGCGGTCAAAGGGCTCGCCGACTTCCAACGGGACCTCCGGGGGGTAGACCCCCGGCTCGCCAAGACCCTCCAGGTCGCCCACAAGAAGGTCTCCTCCCGGGCGGTAGAGGGGATTCGACCGGCTGTAGGACGGTTGCCCTCACCAGGCTCGGGCAGGACGACAGGGGGGATCACCCCACGGGCCGGCCAGAAATACGCCCGGGTCGCCTTCAGCGGAGCTACCCGTTCCAAACCGCTCCACGCTTCGATCCTCGGCGCCAACTGGCATCCCGTCTTCGGCCGGTTCATCAAAGCCGACCGGATGCGGCGCCGTCTCTGGCAACCCCACTTGGGGGCCACCTGGTCCTACGACCAGTTGTACGGGGCCGGACCTGTCTTCACCCGGATCGCCGACACCTTCGCATTGGACGAATACGCCGACGCCATCATGGACTCTTTCGCTGAAGCGTTCCCGGAGCGGACCTGATGCCCGACCGTCGCCGGACCATCGAAGTCGACTTCCTCGTCGACGACTCCGAGAAGAGGAAACTGACCGGGATCGGCGACGAGGCCACCATCACAGGTGGCAAGTTCGACGGGTTGAAAGGGGCAGTCGGCGGTTTCCTCACTGTTGCTACTGCCCAGCAGATCGGCCAGTTCATCGTCGATGTCACTCAACTGGGCGAACAGGCCACCATCGCCGCCGCCTCTGCTTCCAAAGTTCTCGGCCCCGCCCTCGACGGTCTCCGGGACGACCTCGAGGAGGTCAGGGGCACGATGGGCTTCAACCGGAGCGAGCTCGACGAGACCATCGCCAAATTCGGCCTGCTCACCGATTCGATGGGGCTCACCGACGACGCCCAAGCCGAATTCATCGGCTGGCTGATCGAAACCGGCGGTGAGCTGGCCGCCTTCCGGGGTGATCTGAGCCTGTCCGACGAGGCGGTCGATGCTCTCGGCGCCACCCTCCGCGGTGAATACGACAGTCTTGAACAGTTCGGAGTGAAAGTCTCTGACGCGGCCATCGAAGAGCGGAAACTGGAACTGGCCGCCGACCCGGCTAACGCTGCCCTCTCCGACCAGCAGCTGGAACTGCTCGCCCTTCAGCAGCTGATCACCGAGAAGGCAACCCCGGCTATCGGAAGCCTCGCCGAAGCCCAGGACGGACTCGCCGGGAAGACCAACGAGCTCAACGCCCGCTTCGAGGACATGAAGATCTCACTGGGCGAGAGGCTGATGCCGGTGGTCCTCACCCTCGGCGACGAGCTGATCAAAACCTTCGACTCTTGGGATCGGCTGGTCAACGCCGAAACCTTCGGCAATACCGCTCTCGGCTCCTTCATCGACAACATCGCCGACGATGTCCAGACCCTCATCGACAGCTTCAGGACCCTCTTCGACATTGTTGGAGATGCGGCCGACGAGGTCAGAGACTTCTTCAATATGCAACCCGGGAATGCGCCCGCCCGGATCAGCTCGGGCATCGGCAGTCACGCTAGGGACATGACACGCTCCGGGCCCGGCCGTCAGCATGGCGGTCCCGTCCATAGCGGCAACCCGTATCTGGTCGGTGAACGAGGACCGGAAATCTTCGTCCCATCAGCCAACGGACATATCAATCCTGGCGGAGGGATGACCGCCAACATCACGATCAACGCCGGGCTCGGCGCCGATCCGAACGCTATCTCCAGGGCTGTCGTCGAAGCTCTCCAACGCTTTGAAAGGGCCAACGGGTCGATCCCGGTGAGGACGATGGGCCGGTAATGGCAGTCCAAGCGATCTGGAACAACGACCGGATCGGAGATCCGACCTTCCTCGGAATGACCCTGGGCGGGACCATCGAATACACCAGCTCGGGCACGTTCGTGAAAGCCGACTATCCGGGCCTACGGGCTATCCGCCAGGACAACGACGAGCCGATCCTCGCCGTCGACCTTCCCGCCTCCCATCCGATAACCCCGGCCACCACGACCGGAACCCCAGGCACCCCTCCAGGTGGCACGCTCGGGTATGCCCAGCGGACCACCGACCAGGGCTTCACCACATCAGAGTCTGATATCGGAAGTGTCACATCCACGGTCACCGTCGCGGCCAGCCGCCGGCTCCGGGTCACTCTCCAAGCCAACATCCAACAGATCACCGCGGCGGGAGTCGCACAGTTTCGTATCCGGGATGGAACCACTCAATTAGCCCGGTGGACCCGAAGCATCGCCCTAAACAACTACGACATCGTCCATGTCGAAGCGGTGACCCTCCCTTCCACTGGCTCCCACACCTACAAGGGGACCGCCCAGACCAGTGCCGGCGGAGTCAATCTTCTCGCCCAAGCCACCGAACCGGCCTTCATCATCGTCGAAGACATCACCCTGGCCACCGCCGCCGGTGGCGGCAGCACCGGCTCGGTCTTGGAGCTCTGGTATTGATGACCGTCCTCGTCCCTCCTCCCGGTCAGATCCTCCACTGGTTGGGCGGGCCAGTCGACGTCCGAGTGGAGATCGACACCGGACTGGAAGGATCCGCTCTCGCCGACTGGGATGGCGCCCAATGGGATGAAGAACTCTGGGGCCTCGACGATCCGGGCTGGGCCGATCTGACCCCCTATGTGTTCGCAGTGAATATCAACGGCGGCTCCCGTCGTTGGGGGGAACGTTTCGACGCCCGTTCGGCGGTCGTCACCGTCGACGACACAACCGGGATCTTCACTCCCGAATCGGGAGTCGACCCCTGGCCACTGCCCTTCCGACCCGGGCGGACTCTCCGAGTAGTCGCCATCCCCGATGAGAGCACGGGTGTGAAATGGCCCATCTTCACCGGAGAAATCGACTCGACTCAGGATCTCTACGACGACGCCGGCCATGCCATCACCACCGATATCTTCTGTAACGACTTCCTGGCTCGGATGGCCCGGGTCAACCCTCTGATGATGGCCACCGCCACTGGAGTGCAGACCACTGACGAGCGGGTAGATGCAGCCCTGGACCGGATGTCGGATCCGCCCGAGCGGGACGTCCAAACCGGCCTTCACACCATGCAAACCTCATTCCTCGCCCAGACCGTCCTCGAGGAATGCCAGCGGGCGGCTGATGCGGAAGGTGGTGCCTTCTACATGTCAGGGGATGGGACCGCCACCTTCCGGGCTCGGGACTGGCTCATAACCGACGCCCGATCGGTCAACATTCAAGGCTATCTCGGCTATACGGAGCTGCCCGTACCTGCCAGTGCCAGCCTATGGGATACCGCCGTCTGGGATACCGACATCTGGGAAGGCTTTGAACGGAATGCCGCCCACATCCTCAGTGTCACGGCCTCATGGGAGACAGCCCGGATCGTCAACGATGTCAGCTTCGCCCGGGTCGGCTCCGTCGTCCAAGAGTCAGAAGACCTGACATCCCAGGATCAACATGGGATCCGCTCCTACCAGCGGACCGACCTCGAAAACAACGCTGATACAGAAGTCGCCTTCCTCGCCGACCGACATGTCACAGCCTTCAAAGATTCACGAATGCGTGTCGAAGAAGTAACTGTCACCACCGTCGAAGACGCCGAAGGGGAGGACCGGCATCGTCTCTTCTACGACACCCGATTCGGAGATCGGCTCTCCATCCTCATCCAATCCGCCTGGGGCTGGTCGGTCGAAAAGGAGGTCCATGTGATGGGGATCAGCCATCAGATCACCGGCGACGACTGGACGGCCACCTTCCAGCTCGACGACGCCCAAACCTATGAAGGGAGCATCTAATGCCCGAAATCGCCAATGTGGTCAGCGGCAACACCATCACCAGCACCTGGGGGAATCAGATCCGCGACCGGACGATCCAACGGTACGCCTCGGCTACTGCCCGAGCTACTGCCCATCCGTCCCCTACTGCCGGGGATCTCTCCTATCTGACCGACGTCGATGACATTGCCCTCTACGACGGGGCTAATTGGATTCCACTACGTCTCGACGTCGAAATGGGCGGCAACGTATCAAGCACCCTGATAAATCTGAACACGGCCCCCTATGTGGAAATCGTCGCCGTCACCTTCACCAAGCCCGCCCACTGGAACACGTTCAAGATCATGGTCTGGGGCGGGGCCACTATCCGCGCCAACCCCACCGACTCATGGAACGTGGACACACGGATCGTCATCGGAGCTAGTCAAGGGACCGCCGTCACAACCAACCCGCAAAGCACCAGCGGCGCCAATGAGACCTGGCATGCTGCCGCCCGCCACGAAGTAGCCGGCTTGGCCGCAACCGTCGCTGTCGCCCTTCAAGGAAAGACAAGCGACGCCCCGACCGAAACATCACAAGTCGGCGGAGCGGTAATCAATTATCTCGCCGTCCGAACCACCTAGAAGGAGGCATCCAAATGGCAGAGAAGAAGACGACCAAACCCCGACAGAAAGCGACATTGAACCTCGAGGAGACGGCCGAACATCTTGGGATCAGCGTCGACGAGTTGATGCAGTCCCGCGGCCGGGGCTTGAGCCCGGGTAAGGACGGCTACAAGAAAGACGGCCAACTCGTCTGGGACCGCAAAAGCCTGCCCGGCGAAGGATGAGGCCAAAGAGGAACAGTGACAGTTTTCGCGTTCTTGAGCGGTACTCTTACACCGTATGGAACGGTGTCGCTGGTGCCGGTCCGACGATCTCGACCAGGTCGAATACGTCGAGGTCGACCTGTTCGGCACTCAACTCCGGGTGATCATCACCTACTGCAACACCTGCGGCAATGCAGAAACCGCATCTTCGAAAGCGGTCCCAGCTTCAGCCTGAGGACATGACTCCTCTCGAGACGATGATCGCAGTAGGGCTCGGCGGATTCGGCTTGGGAGTGGGCATCGTCCTCGCCGCTTTCATCGCCCGGACCCTCCGCCGCTACATGAACGACGAGGAGATGAAACCCTACGACCGGAAACGGAACGGGAATGGCGTCAAGTAGCCAGGTCCGCGCCTGGTGGGCCGACTACGAATGCAACCCGAACCTGTACACGAAGGTGTCGTTCCCCGGGGAAGGCCGATCCTGGAACCTGAGCGTCGCGCGGGAGTCGGCACCAATCTGGTCGGCGGTCAGCCAGATCATGACCTCCGAGCCCTACCTGTTCAGAGAGTCCGCCGGCGGCACCTACAACTGCCGACCCCCCTCATTGCACGCCTACGCCCTGGCCCTCGATTTGAACCCGTCGCAGAATCCGATGCGGAACCCGCCCACCTACGACTATCCCGAATCGTTCATCACCCGTATGGAAGGGATCCGAGCCAACGGCCATCAGGCCCTCACCTGGGGAGGCCGCTGGCCGGCATCCAACCCGCCCGACACCATGCACTGGCAGGTCAACGTCCCACCCTGGGACTGTGACTACATCGAATGGGATACAGGAGGAGGACAAATGGGGAACTGGACCAAACCCGGCGACCCGGTCGACGACCTGGCCGACGCCCGCCGGGTCAACGAATACCAGGGCTGGGACTTCTGGCGCCAGTCAGACTTCGACTACGACGAGAACGATCCGAAACAGCTCGACGAACGGTTCAAAGTCATCAGCTCACGTCTCATCGACTGGATGATGCGGCACTAGCCCACGCTGGAACCAGCCACGCCGATCACCGCGGCGAGGATGATCGCCGCGAAGAAGGCGATCACCGTCCAGGCGGTCAAGCCCCAGAAGACACCCCAGGCAATATCGGAGATCTTCAAACGCATCCGGGCCTCGCGGGGAGCCGGATCAGGTCCAATATTCGGTACACGCATAGTCATGGTTGGGTTCCTTTCAGTCTTCTTGGGTGTCATGCCAGGTCGTCGAGCCCCAGTAATCGCGTATCCGATCCCGGAGGACGTCGGGCGCGTAGAACCAGGTCTTGCCGAACCGGCGGGCTTCATTGCCAGGGAAGTGATCTGCCTCGCGGGACCGTCTCAGAGTTGAGGCTGACATGCTCAACAACTCGACCGCGTCGATCTCGCGCACGAGAAGACGCCGGTCGTAGGGCACGGAATCTGCACCAGATCTGCACCACTTTTCCGAATCTGCACCACTTTTCGGGCTGTTTCGCGAGAGGTCACTAGTGGTCTCGGGTGGTGGCATGCGACGCCAGAATGTGTAACCACTAGCGGCTCAAATGGCAACTCTGCCAGGGTGGGCGATGCAGGACTTGAACCTGCGGCCTCTCGCGTGTGAGTAGAGAGGTCATACATCGTTTTTCTCCTTTTCTGATATGGGTTTTCTGGTGTCGAGGGGAATGATCTGCCCCACTTCTGCCCCAAGCGCATAGGCCGGCGAGAGGTCGAGACGTGAGACGAGTTCGTCCTGGGCGGAAGCGACCCGGTCGGAGATGGCGTCGGTCTGATGGGAGTAGATCCGGGATGTGATCGCCACCGAAGCATGGCCGGCGTGCTTGGAGACGGTCTCGAGGTCGATGCCAACCTCCCGCAGGGCAGACACGTTGGTATGCCTCAGCCAGTGGAATTTGGCTTCGGGCCGGCCAATGGCGACGACGGCCGGCTTCCAGAACCGATTGCGGAAGTTGCCCGGTCGGAGGACACCACCACCGGGAGCGGGGAACACCCATCCGTCCTGGGAGTGCCGGCCCATATGGTCGATGAGGATCTGGGCCAGCTCGTCGCCGAGACGGATGACCCGTCCCGGGTTTCCGCCCTTGAGCCACTCTTCGACGTGGACCCGGCCTCCGACTTCGATCACCTTCCGGGAGAAGCTGAGATCCCGGGTGCGCGGGTTGAAATCGGTGATGGCCAGGCCGGCCCACTCCCCGATCCGGGCGCCCGCTCCATACGAGCCGAGCGGGATGAGAGCCCGGTAGCGGGGATCGAAGATGTGCCACAGCTCGGTCAGCTCTCCGGGGTTGAAGACCGGCTGAGCGCCGTGATAGCGGTGGGCGCGAGTGACGGTGATATCGACCAGGTCGACCCGGGCCGGGCTCTCCGAGATCATCCCAAGGCGGATCGCCTCGGTGAGCACCTGGTCGAGACATCGCCGATACTTGTGGACCATCCCCTCGGAGAGGGCTTCGCCGTTCCGGGCGTTCTTATGCGGCTGGCCTTCGAGGACCTTGTCGACCCAGTCCTGCACGTCGAGCGGCTGGATCTGATCGACCTTCCAGGATCCCCAGTCGGGAATGATCCGCGCCTCGAGGTAGGCCCGGTCCGCGGCCAGGGTCTTACGGGCCAGGTTCTTACGGACCCGCCGCTTGTACCAGAGCTCGGCGACTTCGGTGACGGTCTGGGCGGGACGTCGCCGACCTTTCCCGGCCAGGCGTCGTTCATGTTCGGACCAGAGATGAGCGTTCGCCTCTTCGATGGTGTCGTGGGTGAGATCGATCCGGCCGACCGGCGCCGCATAGTTGATCCGTGTGATGGGACGTCCATTCTTGGTGTCGTCCCGGATGATGACCTTGCCGAACGGCGAGAGGTCAAGAGGGGCTTGCTTGCCCATCTTCCCAGCCTTTCTTTTCGCGACCTGTCGTAGTGAGTGGTGTTAAGTGTCAGATAGTAGCGGCACGCCTCAGGTTACGTGTGGACGCCTCTGCTCTTATGTGATAGTTCTAGACCCCCACAGGGTAAATCCACAGATTCATCCTAAGATCGGCTACTGGAGGAGGCGATATGCAGATGACCCAACCGAGACAGGACATCGATCAGGTCCTGACCGTCGCTGAGGTCGCCGCCCGCCTCAAGGTTGTCGAAGAGACGGTTCTCCGTCTCCTCCGCTCCGGGGACCTGCGCGGGTTCAAGGTCGGCGCGGCCTGGCGGGTGTACGAATCAGATCTCGAGGCGTTCATAGCTGCCAATGCCAACTGGTGACATGAACCGCCTATCGACATCCGGTCAAGGAGGGAAGCCAGCCCGGATGTCATATGGGATACGGAAAGGGCCGATTGTGTTCGGCCCTTCCGTGTCTTCCGCACACCACTCACTGGCTGGGAAGGAGACCAAGTCTACAGACCACTGATGACACGCTCGAACATTGCGGATCCGCGGACCTCTGAACGGTCGGAAGCGTTGAATCTCACGTCCGCCGATACCGCCCACCAGCGCACGATCATCATCGGGCTTAGGCACTGGTGTGAGCACCACGGTGCTCCATTGGGCAGCCCGCGCCCCGGGTTCTTCACAGGATCAGCGGCAACTCACTCCCGGGGGCGCGGGAGGTCCAATCCATGGATACACCGGGAAGCCCCGGCTTTGCGGGGCGAACCCGGCGCTCAGAATTGAGGAGACGTATGAGAGTCGACGATCTGCCCGAGAGCTGGACCCGGGAGCCCTACCAGCATGAGTACCCGGAGCATCCCGTCTTCGACGATCCCGGCACCGTCCGGGTCATCGACATCCCCGACGTGGTCCGCTACTCCGACGATCCGCCACCAGTCGATCCGCCAGAGCCCATCGGCCGGCTACGACCAAGCTGGGGAGATCTACACAACGAAGCGGTACAACGGCTCCGCGACGCAATCGGCGCGTCGCAACGCCAACTCCGTGACGCACATGAAGGATGCCGGGAATTCAACTATCACCCGGACGTGGCCGACCAGGTCGATGCGGCCCTCGACCGGGTGATGGAAGCCCTCCGTCTCATCGACATCCACGATCCGCAATGAGCATCGATCTCGGCGTGCAGATGCATGGCCTCGACCCGAGAGACCGGCTTCATCTCGATCTCAACGTGACCGGCTCCGGGGAGATCCAAGTGCACACGCCGAAAGGAGCCATGCACTTCGACATTGACGTCGAACGACTCCGACATCTCCTGCTCATGCTCGACTCCATGCTCGAGGACTACGACAAGATCACCCTGGGAGTAGACCGCCTCGACCAGGCCGAGGACACGGTGCCGCTGTGAGCTCGGCGCTGGGTCGGCGGGGCAGCACCCGGAAGTGGCGGAGGCTGCGTGATCTGATCCTGATCCGGGACCGTCACATCTGCGGCTACTGCGGCGGCCCGGCCACGACGGTGGACCACATCATCTCGAGGGCTGAATGCAAACGTCGTGGCATCTATGCCGACCACCCGGTGAATCTGATCGCGGCCTGCTCGGACTGCAATCTTGCGAAGGGTGCCCGTTCTGACCGGCCCGGCTCGGAGGGCCAGTCTGGAGGGGCCCTTTTTTCTAGGACGGCGCCGGCGGACACCCCCATGCCTATGTCCTCTCTCTCCCCCGAGCCTCCCAACCCCCAGAACGGGCACTATCTGGTAATACCTGGGAGTGGCGGGTTGGATCGGGACCGGACGGGCCTCGAACTCGACGATCCGGGCCCACTGGGTCGTGGCGTGACCCGGTAGGGGCCAGAAAACCATGAGACACCTTCAACTGGTCGGCCCTCCGGGTCATGCCACCACCGAAACGGCCCGCACAGGCCATCGTCGTCGGTCTCTGCAGGTCACAAGTGGCTAAAACTCTCGACGGGGAGGAACCCAAATGAGCGGCGTCAATTGGTCAATGGGATATCCCGAACCGTCCGAGGGTGAAGTGATCTGGATGCATTGCCCCTATCAGGCCGACCTATGTGGGGCTGAGGCGACCATGACCGTTGACACGATCACCGAGGATGAGGTGAGCGGGATCGTGACCTGCGCCAATGACCATCGTTGGAGGGTGTCTCGGCTCGCTGATGCGGCGGCTCTCGACGGGGAGGAACCCAATGGTTGATCGGGAACAACTACGAGAAGCCCTGGGATGGGTCGATGATTATGTGGCGATCCTCCGTGACCCCCACCACAACATCACACTGGAACCGCTAGAGGTCATTGAGGCGGCTGCTCGTCTGGTGTTGGACAGCCCCCAGGCGTGGCTCTGCGAAGAGCATGGCGTGGCTGTCCAATTTCAATCCGATCATCAGAAGATACGGGTGGCCCTTGTGGCTCTCGACGGGGAGGAACCCAAGGGGGAATATGCTTGAGAATTCGTCGTCCTTCTCCGTCGACGTTGGAGCGGGCGGTGATCGCCAGCGCGCGGGAGGCAGAGTGGATAGCTCCGACCGATAACGCCTCTTACTGGCTGCTCCGGGACGTGTCTCTCGCTTTGGATGGGGTGAGAAGACAGGCAACTTTGGATGGGGTGCTTACCATTTCGCCTAGGGATCTAGCCGAGCTGGCCGGCCGCGCTCTGCAACTCCTCAGGGAGCTCGGCTTGACCCCTGCTGCACGTCATCGTATGGGGTTATGGGATGAGCAAGTCGACGATGCCTTCGCCAACGTTCTTAGCATCGCCCAGGCCAAGGCTGGGAACGGGGAGGAGTAGCCGGCGGACCAGGGCTCATGAGGCGGCGGCGGTCATGGAAGTGGTCGGCCGGCCGCTTCTCGCATGGCAGTCCTACGCCCTCGACGTCGGCCTGGAGCATGAGGATGGCCGCTGGGCGTTTCAGGATGTGGCGGTGGCGGTGGCCCGTCAGAACGGGAAGACGGGCGGTGTCCTCGAGCCTCGCATCCTGGTCGGCCTCCTCTTATGGGGTGAGTCGATCCTCCATTCCGCGCAGAATCGGGATCTCCCGCGAGAATCTTTCCTTGCTATCGCCGAGGTCCTCGAATCACGCTTCCCCGGTCGGCTGGCGTCGAGGCCTCGGCGGGCCAACGGGCAGGAGACGATCCGAATGCGGAACGGCGGCTCCTACCGGATCATCGCCCCCCGCCCGGACGCTCCCCGCGGGCATCATGCTGATCTGATCGTCCTCGACGAAGTGCGGGAGTACCGGGACACGTCGTTCATCTCCGCGATCCTTCCCACCCAGAACACGTCGAAGAACCCTCAGGTCTGGTGGGCTTCCAATGCCGGCGACCCAGACAGCGTCGTGTTGAACGGGCTCCGCGCCCGGGGCCTCGAGGGGGATCCGAGCCTGGCCTGGATGGAATGGTCCGCGGACCCGGCCCTACCCGACGATTCGGTCGAAGCCTGGAGCCAGGCGAACCCGTCGCTGGGCTCGCTGATCGACGAGGAGCGGATCGCCCATCTCCAGGCCACGTTGACCCCGGAGGCGTTCCAAACCGAAGTACTGTGCCGGTGGGTCGATATCAGCGGTACCAGGGCAGTCCCAGCAGTCCTTTGGGATGCCGCCAGATCCGGAGACATGGAAGGACCGGCTGGTCCCGCCCGGCCGGTCCTCTCCATCGACATCGACCCCGACCGGAACGCTGTAGCCATGGCCGCCGCCTGGACGATGCCAGACGGTCGAATCGGCACCGACCTTGTCTTATACCGGACCGGGAGCCTCGACGGGCTCGAGGAGACGGTCCTCAAAGAAGTGTCAGACCTGTCTCCTAGTCTCATCGGCTATGACCCGTGGACGACCCAGGCTCTCGCCGACCATCTCACCGCGTCTGGATGGACACTCCAGGCCGTGACGGGGAGAGCCTGGGTTTCCGCCTGTCAGACCCTCATCGACCTGCTCACCACTGACCGTTTGAGACATCCGGGTCGTGAAGCCCTCGAAGTCCAACTCGCCCACGCCGGCCGGCGGGACACCAGGGAGGGCCGCTGGTGGATCAGCCGAGGTTCAGAGCCGATCCCGGCGGTGACCGCTACCGCCCGCGCCGTCTACCTCGCCTCCCGACCCCGCCCGGTCTACGCCATCCACTGACCAGCCATCTGGTGAGTGCCGCGAGCAGGGCGATGATTACGACCAGGCCGGCGCCGATGACCGTCCCGATGATGAGCTGCTCGGTCTGTTCCAGCTCGGTCATAGCCATCAAGGTACTTGTCAAGCATCAAACGTATGTTCTAACCCTCAACTAGAGGTTGAAGGTTGAATGACAGTGTTGTAACTTTCGGATCATGGGTCTCTTGGGGTGGCTTCGCGGTGATGTCCAACCAGAGCTCGAAGTACGACACACTGATACCGACCCGTCCGCCTACCCCATCGAATGGCAGCTCGACGCGGTCGTCTGGCATCAGTACCACGGGCAGGTCTCACCGGAACGGGTACCGGCTGTCTACGCCGCTATCGACCTGATCTCCGCTTCGGTCGCTCAACTGCAGACAACGGAAACCACACCATTGTCGAGACAGCCGGACCCGTTCGACACCCGATACAACTTCCTCTTCGAAACAGTCCAGTCTCTCTGCTGGCATGGCGACGCCTTCTGGCTTTTGACGCCAACTGACCGGGGTATCGATTCGATGCAGGTTCTCGACCCTGTAGACGTCGACGTCGAATGGGACGACCAGTTCAGACGTCGGCTCCGCTCCTACCGTTGGAAAACAGACGAGATCCCCCGCTCCAGGATCGCTCATCTCCGTTTCCATCCCCGCGCCGGCCAGCTCGAAGGCCTCAGTCCGATAGAAGCCGCCCGGATGACCTGGGAGGGCGCGGCGTATTCGGAAGAGTACGGGTCGTCCCTGTTCGGAGCCTCCGGGGTGCCCTCCGGTGTCCTCCGCGCTCCAACCCCCCTGTCGAAAGAGGAGGCTGAGGAGCTGCGGTCCCAGTGGAACACGGCGCGTAGTGGTGGCCGTAACACGGCGGTCCTCTCCGGCGGGATGGAATACCAGCCGGTCGAGCTCTCACCCTCCGATATTGGATGGCTCGAGACGAGAGCTTCGAATGCTCAAGAAGTCGCCCGGATCTTCCACATACCCGGCGACCTCCTCGAAATCGCCATTCAAGGCGGCGCATCATCGGTCACCTACAAGAACCTGGCTGAAGTCGGCGCCGACTTCGTCCAATACTGCCTGTCACCGTATCTGAGCATCATCGAGGAGACCTGGGCGTCCCTACCCGGCCAACCCGCCCTCACCTTCGACACCAGCCCCCTCTACCGGGAATCACTCGAAACCCGAGCCCGCACCCTCGGCCTCCTCGTCGCCGCCGGCGCCGACCCCGACAGCGCCGCCGATGAGACCGGATTCCCGGCCTTGCCCATGACCAACCCGGTACAGGAGGTAGCAGGCGTATGAGAACCTTCGAACTGGTCCTGCCCCTCGAGGTCCGCGCCGAAGCAGAGGGCGATGGACGGACCCTCGAGGGGCGGATCGTCCCCTACGGAGAAACCATCCAGCTCGGCAACAGCCAGGAGGCGTTCGCCGCCGGTGTCTTCTCAGATGTAGACCCGTCGAATGTGGTCCTCCTCTGGCAGCATGATCTGACCGCTCCCATCGGCCGGATGACCATCCTCAGAGAAGAAGAAGACGGCGCCTACGGCACCTT